GACCAGCTTTTAAATTTAGGTCGCCGTTACTCTCTATAGTTGGGTCGCCACTTGCTCCAACTATATTAAGATCCTTTACACCAAACGATTTTTCTGCCATTGCGCTAGTCTTTTTTAGTATTTATTAGGAGAACTTTATCTCAACTCCACCACTGAATTTTAAGTTGGGTGAGTTTGTGATTCTGATCTCAGGTTTTTTAGGTTCAGAAGGTGAACCAGTAGGGGCATCCCATATCACAACAGGGCCTTGACCATACATGTGGACGGAGTACATGTCTTCCCATGCCTGTGTTGTTGATGTGAATCCTGTTATGTTATCACCGTAGTAAAATCTGTCAGGAGATTGCCTACCACAGTTATTATTCAACCAATTTTTCACATCTCTCCAAGTCCAATCTCTATTATATTGTAGTTTAGTGGTGATCCATCCAGCACAGGTAGGACATGCAGAACTAGTGCCACTAAAATCAACATCATAAGGAACAAATCCTAGTCCAGTATATGTTTCTGGGTGAGGATATGTTAAGTCTGAATCTCTACCATCACATGTAAGTGTGTCATCAGCAGCACCGTAACAGTCAATGCCTGTTCCCATGTCACTATAAGAAACCTTTTTTTCCTTATAGTCTGTTTGATTACCACCTAGTCCACCACTGATATACTGGTCATCTAATGCACCAATATTGATGCAAGCATACTCAGTTCCAGCAGTCGATAATCCAGATGTGGTCTTACCTAATGACTGTGGCCATCCTCTTCTATTGATAGTATTATAACATTGTAAACCAAACTCAAAATGAGTTGAATTTTCTAAAGGAGAATCATTGCCCTGAGCAGATGTGGACCAATAGTTATTGAAGTCAAGATCGCCAGGAGTTGTTTGAGTCTGATTACTGTTACCAGCGGCAGCAATGAATATGACTCCCGCTTCAGCTAACTCATCACCAGCAGCGGTGACGGAACTGTCTATCATCTCACCTTTACATCTACTACCATCACCATATGCACCTAGTAGATCAAAGAAAGCTGGTTCATCACCACTACTATATGCAGTGCCAGGCACTAATCCATCTATAGATGCTGGTCTATACCAGTAGAATCCACCACTATGAATACTACTTGACCTGTATCCCCAACTATTACTTGATGTTGTTGGGTTCTTAGTGTCATTTTCTTTACCAGTTATTGCAGAGTGTCTATCATAATTTGGTTTATACAAGTGGAAGATTTTTTGAATATCAAATTGACTACCATTGATTCCAGCATTAGATCCACCGATACCATTGATCACCCATTTGTTACAGTTGTATGCAGAACCATAGTTTTTACCAAATACCTGACCAGCACATTGAGTTCCGTGATCAGAATTATTTTGTGGTTTTACAGTGTCAGTGCCATTGCAATTTTCTCTTGTATATGAAGCACTGAAACCACTGGTAGTTCCTATAGTAGAGAATCCTACTGATCTCTGACTGGAATTAGACCACCATGCTCTTGCAACAGATTCTACTGGAACTGTTGTACCATCCCAACGTTGAGTCAATCTATTGTCTGGATCTGCATTGAACCAGTCTGGATCAATATAGTATGGACCATCAAGAAGAACATCTAGAACACCACATGTGCCTGGTGTTGTAGATATACCACTCCATGTCAATGCGTTTCCTGTTGACCATCCTACAGGATCATCGTCAGTATGTACAAATTCTGGGTGTGCAATCCAGAAACCATCATCAGATACGATTGCATCTACGCCAGTTCCATCACCTAATTGTTTTGGTTCAGTCTCTATGATTATATGATCAGATCCAGTAAGTCCAGTAGATGTTGCATCCCAAGGATTTTCTTTTTGCGTATGTCTTAGTATTTGATATCCAGTTCTGTTCTTATCTGTTGAACCAATACCAGCTTGAGATGTAGGTGGTCTGGATGGTGCTTGATTCCATGCTCTGTAGTTGGATACTGTCTTATCAAATCTACCGAACCTCCTTACACCAGCGACAATATCTTTTGGATCTGGAGAATAGTTGCCTGGATATACGTCATAGTCAATACATACCCACTGCACCTTCTCATGTTTTCTTAGATCCTCTGCTTCCGCATCAGTCAACATGTAAGTTGCTCTGGTATCACTGTGTTCCTTCTTGTCGGGACACACTATAGATGGATCAGGTATATTATCCTCCAGTGAACCATCCTTTTCTAGTTCTTCGTGAATGAATACCCAATCTTCTTTGGTATAACATTTGATGGAGTATGCTTTCTTTTCGTTAGGATCAGTTGGTTTGACAGCCAACCCTGTCCTATCAAGCGTGTTAGTACTAGTGTGAATCATAGTCCTTGAATTAAGGTCTTAACGAATCTATATGTTGTTAGTCCAGATATTCCAGCCTCAGGTGTAAACTTGACTAACACGTTGGTGCTACTTACTGTTGCAGCGATGGATACCTGTTGTTCTGGAGAGAACATGATAGCATATTCTTGTGAGTATGCTGTAACTCCATCGTGCATTACGAGAACTTTCTGTGATTGTCTGTATGTTCCTATACCAATCATAAATGTGTACTCTGCACTTGAGTAACTAGCGATTGGGAATGAATCTATTTGTTGTTCAACGCCAGCAGATGCAGTGAATGTTCCGAATCCAGTAGTAGAGACTCCTCCACCACCACCTGTTGCAGAGATTGTAATAGTTGCACCAGCACCAGATGCCGTTGCAGTGACACCACTTCCAACAAAGTTGATGGATGTTATGTTAGATCCAACATCAGATCCCTCTTCTTTAATTGAAAGACTACCACCACCTGTAGGTGCGGCTGGAACCCATGATGATCCATTCCATGTTAGTACATTATTGAGACTTGGGCCTGCACTGGAAACATTAGATAGATCACCTAAGTTTGAACTATTGATATTTGTGAGATATCCAGCACTTGCATGGTTGCCCCAACCGTATGCAGTCTCATACTGTGTGATATCAAGTGCAGTTATATTTGCTGCAGGGCCTGTAAATGGCACTGCTCCTGCCAAGTTAACAGTTGCAACCCCACCACTATGCGTTACTGTACATGCGGCACCAATGAAGTTAACTGTTTGTGCAGTACCAACGGTAGATCCTTCCTCTTGATATACCATACCAGAGATACCACTACCTCCTCCACCACCACCTGATGTGGTGACTGTTACAACACCAGCAGATGCTGGAGAAACACTGAAACCAGTTCCGAAGTTTACAGTTCCAATAGTTCCTACGAGTGTGCCACCTTCTCTAATAACAATACCACTACCAGATGCGGTGATACCTGTCAGTCCAGAACCATCTCCAACGAATGTTGCACCAGTAATGATACCAGTACAGTTGATATTACCAACTAAAATGTCTGGTTTGCCAGTCAATCCTTGTGCCAGAGTTGCAATACCAGAAGAAGCTGCATAGGATACTGCGATATTAGTTAATGCAGATCCATCTCCAGAGAATGATGTTGCAGTCACAACACCAATTCTATAGTTTTCAGTTCCTGTTCCTACAGTACCATCAAGATCCTTGTTGACAAGTTCAAACCAACCATTATTATTCATCGATAGGGAGTTTCCTTGCCCTGTATGGTAATGGCACCAGTAGTATAGTGTGTTAGGTGCAGCTGCAACTGGAGTCCATTCTATTCTACGAGTGGTAGCAGAACTAAATCCACTAACGTATCCAGCCATGGTGACTTGAACACCATCTAACTTATATGTGACACCCATCATGTAATGAGATCCACCAGCCAACTCTCCATCTAGAGTTGTACTAAACATCAATGGATGTTCTTGATTGTTGTAGTTTACGTTACTTGCATCATCTTGATTTAAGATATAAGTAGCACCTCTTGATATGGGGAAATTGCCAGGTCTTTCTACACCATTGAAGTAGAATACACCTGTTACTTGACCACCAACAGTATCGGTACTGACTGTAACATTGATTGTGGTTCCTATATTGTGAGCAAAATACGCCTTGTTAAATTCATGAACGTGTGCAAATGCACCGTGATTGATTCCAGCAGCTGGTAAATCATTAAAATTAGTCCATAGGTGAGGTAGAATATTACCTGTTGCAGTTCCGTCCAGTCTGCCTTGTAACTTAAAGTTACCTAGTACGTTAAGTTTATATCCCTCTGTGTTGGTAGTTCCAAGACCAACGTTAGTTATGGTATGAATACCAGTAGTGTTTGATCTCCAAATACTATCTGTTGATGGTAAGTTTGTAAGTTCAGATCCATCACCAGCAAACTTAGATGCAGTTACAACACCTACAGTGAAGTAGTTACCTAGATGATCACCATGAAGTATCTGTCTCCAACCATTGTAACCACCCATTGTGGTTCCACTGGAAACATATGCAGTCTTAGTATTGTTTGCCCATGCAAACATACCTCTCCAAGAGGTTGCTTGAGGTAGATCGCCTGTTGCGTCAAAGTCAAAACGCATCTTACTGCCTTGGCCTGGGAAGGTTACAATTCCAAGACCATTGACATTATCAACAACTATTGATGGAGTTCCTGTTAAATTCTGTGCGACTGAGGCGATACCAGATGTGTGTGCATACCCAGCCATGGTTGAGAACCCTGCATTGGCAACGTATGATGCGATACCAGCTACCTTCGCATACTCAGCTAC